TATACTCTTAGTAACATCAAATAATTCACTACTGTTTACTTTTTCATCAAATTTATTTTTGACATCATATGCCAAGTTGACAGCTCTGACCGTGCCTGCTGCATCTTTAATTCCGTCTGTGATACCGTAGCCGGCAAGCGTTGTAGCTTTATTAGCTTTGTTTGCAAGGCCGTTGCTCACATCGGTTGTGTTAGCTTTATTTTTCAGCGTTGTCTCAGTGCTCTGCAAACGGGAGTTAATCGAATCAATGTCGCTTTTGTTTGCTTTATTCGTAAGATTTGTGTCAACCGTATCAAGCCTTGCTCCAAGTGAATTTTGACCGCCTCTTGCCGTGGCTATTTCGGACTTCACGGTTTCAAGGCTTGCTTCCTCAGCGGTAAAGCGTGTGTTCAGGTCGGCTGAATCACCTCTTGCCGTGGCTATTTCGGTTTCAAGTGCAATTGCTCCGTCTGTTGCCCGTTCAATCCCCTCGTCCATATGGTTGAGGTTGTCGGCATTGAGAGCAGGAGCAGAGCCGTTCACAAAGCCGATTTTATTGTATTTGTTCATTCTCTTTTATTTCCTTTCCTAATCGCTTTTCACCCTTTGATGTGAGGGTAGTTATAAATCCGTCCATTTTCTTATTGAACACAAATGTTTCGATTGTCGGCAAATCCTTAAACGGAGTTTTAATTGTGTACTTATCGCCTGCCTCAAGCCACCAATACGAAAACAGCTTAATTTTTGTCGGGCGGTATTTATATACACTGCCAAAAAAATTAGCAGAATTATATTTAGCACCGATATCACTTGCTGTTGTTCTGCACCTCATCAAAATATTATCGGAAACATACCACGAAAAATCGTTACTGCTGCCATACAAATATGTTTTTTTATCGGCAAACTTAGCACTGTACATACGGATAGGTTCAAGTTCGTAATCCTCAAAAGACAGCTCCTTGTATGAATCAACGGTATCTGCCGACTTTTCGCCGTAGAGCGATAAAAATTTAAGATACCCGTATTTAGGGTCAATCATCGCAAAACACAAGGATAATTCCGCATAAGCCTGAATTAAATCTGATAGGGAAATATTCTTTATAACCTTTTCCACGCAGGCATCATCAAAATTAAGAGGCAAACTTAAAATATCAAGTTTCGGCAAGTATGAAACAGCCTTCACACCGTAATCTTCCCACTTATCATAAAGGGCGCTGTATAGATGCATAAAAGTTTCGTCTTTTGCATAGTGAGCATAACCATAACCAAAACTGCCGTCCTCGTTCTCTTTGCCTGCAAACCACAAAGACACATTCACCTTTGACATATCATAAAAAGCGTCATAGGCTGTGATTTTGACGATGTTACGCTGTTTTTTATCTCTTTGAGCCGACTGAATTTTACCGTAGAAAACAGGACATTCAACCGTTCCTGTTTCGGCAGGACAAATAAGAGTATTTGACGGGTACAAATCATCTGACGGATACAGCTCCGATTCAAGATATGTCGCCGTTATGATGACCTGTACCGTCTTTCCTATCAAAGCCGAGCAATCATAATCAATGAGTTTCACGCTCATTTCAGAGGCTATGCAACCGCCGAATTTCAATTCTTTTTCAACGATTTCATTTTCAAGCGAAAAACTGTCAAGCACGATACTTTCGCCGGTTATATCCTCAAAACTGCCGTCAGGAGAATGCAGGGCAACGGTGTTGTAAAGTGTGTTTGTTTTCAGCTTATCAGCAATTTCTTTAGATACAAGCATTTTTAAGAATCACCCCTTAATACTCAATCAGCTCAACCGTAATTGGCTGATAGGTTATATCACTTTTTTCGGCATTCATTACGGTATATTCAATATCGGGAATATAAAAATAAGAGGTGTAATAGCTGTTCGTTTCATCGTTCCAATAAGTTATCCCGCATTTTCTCTGTAACTTATTCGTCATTGAGAGGTTGATAATCGACTGAAAATCAATCTTTTCGTCAAGATGAAGAATGTGAGTTGAAAACGAAATTTTTGTTTTGTAATTTGGCAGCGTTGCCCTTTGAAGTGTACCTATCTGATCTCGTTCCGCAGAAGTTTCAAGTCGCTGATTCGGAGTTGACGAAAATGCGCTAATGTACTTATTCGGCATTATGTTGTGGCCGAATTTAAGCAAATAGCCGTTATAATTTGACATAGCATTCCCCCTTTATGCAAATGCGGATTTACCGTTGTGTCTGCGTCTGTAAAGCTCATCCTGCCTTATCATTTCTTCAAAAAGCGTTGAACCCTCAAGTTCTGCCGTAAACAAATAAGTGTTGCCGCCGTTATTGCGGAAGATAATGAACATTTCATAAATGCGTTTAAGCAGGTCAAGAATTTGCGTAAGAATCACGGTATCCTGACCGCCCGAATTGTCGAGCATACCCTGCAACTTGTTGAGCGGAGAAATAACCTCAGGATTGCCGCTGTTAGCGCCTGCGTTATCGCCGACAACAGCAAGTGTCGGAGCTTTAACAATACCGCCTTTTGCAAATTTTCGTGCCGGTGATTCCGTGGGTTCTTCAAATCTCGGAATGAGAGGCGGATTTTCAGGCATTGAAAAGTTCCAATCCTGTCCAAATGCCGCTCCGATAATACCTGCTAATCCGCCGATTGAATTAACAACGCCCGAAACAAAGTTATAAATACCAGTCCACAACGCATTTATGCCGTCAATGATTGCGTTTATAATGAACTTAAACACGGCGCAAATGCCGTCCCAAATACCTTTGAAGAAGTCATAGATGCCCTGCCATGCTTTTTTCCAATCGCCTGAGAAAACACCTGTAATGAAGTCAAGAAGACCGCCGAATGTTTTCTGTATAGCGGTAACCAACTCACCGATAAATGTAAACACATTATCAAACACTCTTTTTACGGCATTGAAAACATTCTGAAATATAGGTCCCCAAAAGCTGACAAGCCAGTTTACAAACGGTGACAGGAAGTTATTCCACACGGTTGAAACACAGTCTGCAACCTTGCCGAAGAAGTTTATTGCACCTTCAAAAACAGGCTTCAGCCAGTTTTCCCAAGCTGACTTTACGATTGCTACGATAAAATCCCACGCAGGCTTAATCCATTGATTGTAAACATTCATCAGGGTTGTGCCGATGTTGGTAAACATATTGCAGATATTCTGAAAAATCTGCTGTCCGTTGCCGTTCCACCAATTACTGATAATTGTTCCGATATCTCCGAAAATTTGACCGATAAAGTTAAACACATCTGCAAACTGCAATTGTAAATTTTCGAGAAATTCAGTGATTGTTGCACCGTCATTTTCAGTCCATTCAACAAGGCTTTCGGTTGCAGTTGAAAACGCACCCGAAACAACTTCGCCGACTGAGCCCGCAAAGGTTGTAAGACCGCTTAAAAGATTGGAAATTGATTCTTCCATTTGAGGGCGAACATTGTCAATTGCATTGCCTGCAAGTGTACCGAAATTATCAAAAAAGATTGAAAGGTTGTTATAGCCGTTTGTAAGATTGTTGCCTATGGTGTCGATAAAGCCGATAATCTTTTCCCTGTCTTTTGAAATCCACTTTGCAACACCGCCTGAAATGGTCTGAAACGACTTTCCGCCGATTGTCGCAACCGCTCCGAATGCAGAACCGATTGCCCCGAGTTTTGCAGAACCGACCTTTTGCATTGTGCCGAATGCCTTTTGAACTATGGGAACAGCATTATCAAAAACAGTCTTGCAGTTCTTGCCTATAGCTGACCAATCAACCTTGTTAATACCTTTCTGTACATTCTCGACAAAACCTTTAAATCCGCTTTTTTCGTATAGATTTTTGAATGCACCCGAAAGATTTTTGCTTGTGTCCTTGACAACATTCTTTGCAACAGCTCCGCCCGATGAACCGCCTGAAGAGCTTTTTGATGATGAGGTGTCTGACTTTGAAGATGAGCTGTCAGAGCTTGAAAGCACATTCAGCTTATCAAAGCCCGCAACACTTCTCTTTGCTTTTTCGGAACTTTTCTGAACATTATCAAGTGACTTTGAACTGTCATCTGCCGTATCCGTAAGGCTTTTGGCAGAATCGGACGCAGATTTGATATTGCTTGCGGTGTTGTTGCCTGTATCCCAGCCGAAGACCTTTGAAAGCGAATCAACCGCACCTTTGGCATATTCCGTTAAAGTTGCAAGTGCGGAACTCAACCGCTTTACAACCTGAGTTGCCACCTGAAGAATAGGCTGACCGACTACGGCAAGGAGCTGTTTCCAACTTTCTCTGAGGTTGCCCGTTACATTCTCCCAACCGTCTGCTTCACGGCTTGCCTGTCCCATAGCACCCGAAAGCTGATTAGCGTCCTTAACCATTTGCAAAAGCGTGAGCTGTTTCTGCGATTCCGACAAATCCGTAAATGACTTGCCATACAGCTTATTAGCCGCCGCATTTCGTGTGGTTTCAGTACAGGACAAACCGAGTGCGGCATCATTTTCAAAGTTGCCTTTGAGAAACGATTTCAGGCTTTCTGCGGTGTCTTCAAGCGAACGGTCATAATATGCGGCACTGTCGGCTGTTACCTGCAAAGCCTCCTGCATCATTCCCAAAGCACTTGAACTGTCCATACCCGTAGTTTTTGCAAAAGCATAAATGCTTGTGCCGACACCCTGTAATCGGGTTTCAAGAATACCGCTTTGATCGGCAACGCTCTTAATGGCTGATTCTGCCTGTGACTGCATTGTGCCGAATGTCTGCTCAAACTGCGAATTTGCCGCATTGACTTCCGCAGCCGATTCAATGCACTGCTGACCGAACTCCTTAATTTTGGCAACGGAAAAAGCGGCAACCACAGCCGTACCGATTTTCTTAAACGAAGATGAAACCGAATTGCTTAACTGCTCACCGCTGCCTTTGATGTTTGAAAACTCTTTCTCGGTTTTCTGAGAAACACCCTCCGCAACCTTAGAAAAAGATTGTTTCATATCCGTGCTTACATTTTCAAAATCTTTTGAAAGACTTGAAAATGCCGAATCAAACTTTTTTGTAATTGAATCGGAAATCTTATGCAATGTTTTGGAAATATCATCACCCGTAAGCCTGACATCAAGCTCAATTTCACCCGCCTTTGTCGCCATATTCACCACTTCCTTTCATTTTAGATTCTTTAAAAACAGGCATAAAAACAGCGCACACCGTTATGATGTACGCTTAAAAAAATTGCAGAAGAATAGCCACCCCGTTTGGAGTGGCTTTTTGTTTTATTTGTTGAGTTCGTAGTATTTGATGTCGATTTTCGGAAGTGACACATTGTTGCCCATTACGGTTTCATATGTATAGTCGCCGTCACAAGTTCCCCAGAATGTGATTACATCATCTTCAAGGAGTTTGTCCGCACCGTCAGGAATTTCTACAGTTGCGTAGATTGTATCAGTCCACAATGGTTCATCAAGATACTCATTTTCTTCTTTGGTTATATTGATTCTCAGGTCAACCGAATCGCCCCAGCCTTCCTGAACCTGAATAATCTGACCTTCAAACTTGTAGTCATTACCTTTGTACTTGTCAGGGTTTCTTGAAAGAGTTTTAAAGTCGATTGTTTTGCAACCGTCTTTAAATTCTTTTTCAACCTTCTTCGGATCTTTAGTAGGCTTTTCTGTTGCAACTTCTTTTGTGGTCGGTGCTTCTGTCGCTTTTTCAGTTGCTTTTTCAGTTGCTTTTTCTGAACTCTGATTTGCAACAGTAGTTTCCTGCTTTGATTTGTTTGAACCGCTGTTACCGTTAATTGCACCGTTTACACCGCCAACAATCATAATAGCAACAACGATAATAACCCAAAAATACCAACGCTTGTAAATTTTCTTCTTTGCATTTGCAGGATTTACGGTTGCCGAGGTTGAATCGTTTCCGCCAAAGCCTGCACCGCACTTGTCGCAAAATTTTGCATCGTCCTTTAATTCGTTTCCGCAATGTGGACATTTCATAAACATACACTCTCCTTAATAAATTTGTTAGTGTATGTTACATTTTATCACTATGTATTAACATTGTCAAGAATTTTGTAGATACCGTGAAAATTATGTACAAATTTACAGATTAGCGAAGAAGTTTTGAAATTCTGCAAGAACGGTGTTCATATCTTCGTCTGAATAGTGCTTTATATTCCTTGACCGCCACTTGTTGCGGATTTTATGCTGTGACGAAGTAAAGTTTTTCAAGACCTCTTTGTCGGTTTCAAGGCGAATTTGAACCGTTCTTGCAAGCGGTGTTTCGGGTCCTAAGCCTTGCAGAAGTGAGCAGAACTCATTCCAACTCATTTTTGCAAAATCCTTTGAATAAATGCTGACCCCGTACTCCGAGCGAAAGCTCGACACGATTAAATCAAAGTCATCAATCAGGTCGTAGCCGGGGTCTGAACTTCCCCCTCGTCAGTCAAATCGCCTGTTGCAATTTTGGCAGATTCGCTGATAAGGGCGTTGAAATCGTGCATATTCAGCTTTAACTTTTCAATTTTTTCTCTCTCGGATTCATCAAAAAGAAGATGATACATTTCGATAACATCTTTACTTTTACCGTTGCCGTCCTCAAAAATTGCCGCAAGTTTGAGAATTGAAACTGCGTCATTGTTGATTGCAAGGTCAACATTTTTAACTCTGACACTCGGCTTTTCCTCAAAATTAAGTTTGTTTGTAATATCAATTAACTTTGACATAATCGTTCATTCCTTTCGTTTTTTAAGCGGCTGCTGTATATACGGGTTTGCCGTTTGACATAACTTCAAATTCAAGCGGAGCAACACCCGTACTTGCACCTGCGCCGTTTGATGTAACGGATACAACTGCATTTTTAAAGAGGACGGTTGCACCGTTGGGGAAGGTCCACATAAACGAAACTTCTGCCTTTCTGCCGTTTTCAAATGACAATGCGGCAATCTGGTCATTGCCTGCGTCACCGATTGTACGCTTGCCCTTTACCGAAATTGTGATTGACTTTGCTGTCATAAGCCTTGACTTCCAACCCTCGTTTTCAAAGGCTGTCCATTCCTCGACACCGTTGTCAAATGCAACGGAAAATTCTTCGCAGTTAGCAATATTTGTCGTGGCGGATTCTGTTCCTGCCTTGCCAACCGCAAACTGATTTTCATAGCATGGGAATACTCCCGATTCAACTTTTGCCATAAAATTACTTCCTTTCGTAATAAAATTTAACTTCAATGACCTGCTCATACACACCCTTGTCGTCTGTTCCCACATCAACGGGTTCTTCCGTGAGCAGTTCGATTATATAGATTTTGTGTTCCTTAATTTCAACTTTTTTAATGCCGTAAAGCGTTTCGTAAAGTCTGCGTGCAAACTCCTCGGTTTCTCTTGCGCTGTCGGTGTAATGGATAAGCAAAGACACGCTTATTGTATCGTAGGTACTTTCACCGCCGATTGCCCTTGTGGGTGTTCCCGACTGCTTTAATGAATACACACCGATTGACCTGTCCTGCTTGTTGTCAAGTTTGCCGATATAATAATGCTCGGCTGAGGTAACGCTTTTGAGCCAATCTCTGATGTCCGATAAGTAAATCAAAGTCCTGCTTCCTTTCTGTATAATCTCACAAATGCCCGACTGCAAAAATTCTGCCGTGTACCGCCCTCAAGCCACGGTGAGAACCATTTACCGCCGGCGGCAATGTTTTCCTTACGGCTGAAATTATACTCGGGATGAAAATACAACCTTCTTGCATACGGAGTGCTTGACACAATTTTAACTACCCCATTTGCACTTTGTGAATAATCAACAGCGGTACTATCGTTTTGAAGTATGCTTGTATCAAACGGCATTACCTGCGTGTTTTTCACCTGTGTAAGAAGTGCGTCACCTGTCTGTTCAAGAGCCTGTTGCTTTGCCTTGTCAAGCTGTTTTACAACAGGCATATTGAGTTTGATTTTTGATGATACCGAAAATCCCATTAAATCACATCCAATTCCGTAAAATTAACTGTACCGTCAGGGTTGCGGTGTTTAATGCTCTGCACAATATTTCTCTTTACGCCGTCAAGGATTACAAAGCCACCGCTTAAAGTGGGGCTGTCGGGGGCAATATCGCCGTCAAAAAGCAAGACAGCCGACACCCGAACAATTTTCTGCTCTTTGGTATAGACCGTCTTTGCCTTTGACTGCACATTGCACACAGCATTGCCTCCGCACAATATATTTGACGGATAAAGATTTTCGGAGGGATACAGGTTTTTGCACTCAAATGCGATAACAGGAGAGCCGTCCTCGGTTATTCCCTCACCGTAGATTGTGACCTCGACAGGAGTTTTGCAGAACTGCTTTTTTACAAGTGACGGAAATTTCACGGTTTTCACGCACCTTTCAGATTGCAGGATAACAAAGTCCCGTTGATTTTAGCAATGCATAGAGGTCGGCAGGAATTGCCACTCCGCTGATGCACATTAAGTTCCAGCTTGCACCAAATTCCATTGATGTACCGTTGATTGAATAGCTTTTCAGATAGGAAGAAATCATATCGGCATTTTCTTCTTCAAAAGCAGTAAGTCTGCTATGCACTCTGCTGATGATTCTCTTCTGCATTTCCGAAAGTTTTTCAAAATCAATGCGGTTAAAAGTCAGAACATCAATGTGTTCGGCAGAGATAATACTGTTTTCATCTCCGCCCTGATGTTCAATGTAATCGGCATACATTACGCAACCGCCGTTGTGTCAACATCGGCATAAATGCTGTCAATTTTGCCGTCCTTGCCGTTCGGGAATACGAATGTGTCGGAAAGCGAACGGTTCTGATAGAGCCAGCCGTCACCCTCTGTGTGTGAGCCGGGAGCAAAGAAGTAAATGCTTGAAATCTTCGGGACAGTCTTGCAGGTTTCACCGCAGGCAACAAGAACATTGATTTTGTGAGCGCCTGTTGCAGGCTCAAAACCGCCGTCATCGGGGTTAAAGTTGAAGTTATCGTAGAAACGCTCATCGTCAATAACCTCGATGATAGGGCAACCGTCAATCTCGGTCACTCTTGTTTCAATGCCGATACCGCCCTCTGCAATCTGTGTAAGCTCAATCTTACGAGTGAACTCTGTTGACTGTTCAAGGCAGTCCATAATGTGAGATGTCACATAGGCAACAAGTGTGCCTCTTGCCTTGTATCTGCGGAGCTTGCCGGCAGAGAGAATTGTTTTGAGCTTTGAATAAGCGTTCTCCTTAGTCCACTCCGATGTCTTTGTTGAAGAATGGTAGCCGTCTGTTGCCTGAGCCTTTGTTGCAACCTTCGAGAAGAAAAGTGCGTCTGTTTCGGGAGCAACCTGTGTCTGTTCAAATGTCTTTGAAATGTTCTCAACGCTTGCAGTCGAATTTGTTTCATCAACATCTGCCTTATCAACGAGAAACTCAATATCACGGTCGTGTTCGCAGGTGAACGGAACATCTGTCTGAATATATTTGCCCTTGTTCCAACCGCCGTTGCGATTGTGGTTCTTAAAGCCTGATGTACTCATCTGTGTGAAGTGGAAAGTTCTTGCGCCAACCCACTTTACATTTGAAGTGATGAAGGGTGATGTGAGTGTACCCTGAACAAGAATTTCGAGCAGGTCAGGGCTGAACTGCTCGGCATAGTTATTTGTGTTTGCCATGATTTTTCAATCCTTTCTTTGGTTAAATATTAAATCTGTTCCATTTTTTGGTAGGAACATTTGCCTTTGGTTTTGTACCGTCCGATGTACCGTTGCCGTCACCGCCGATTTTCTTAACTCCTGTGCCGTTCTCGGCAGGTTTGCCCTTGAGTGCGGGGATATCGTCAAGCACCTTTTTAACAGCCTCTGTCAGCTTTTCCGCATTGACCTTGCCGTCTGTCACAGCCTTTGAAAAGTCTGCAATTTTAAGCACATACGGAACGGTTGCAATGTCAACGCCCTGTTTTACGGCTTCGAGGGTTGCCGACTGATTGACTTCTGCCGTGAGCTTTGCGTTGTTTGCAGATTCAACTTCCGACTGCATTTTTGCAAAGTCGGGAGTGTTCTTGGCTTTCTGCTTTTTAAAAGCACCGATAGCCTCTTTCATCTCATCGGCTGACAATCCCTGCTCCTTAAAATATGACTTCAAAACGGTGTCCTCTGTCACGCTCTGTTTGCCTGTAATAAGGCTTGCGAGCTTGTCATAATCAAAGGCAGGAGCGTTTCCCTGTGGAGTTCCCTGCGGTGCAGGTGTCGGTTCATTGGTGGTTGGTGTTGGATTTGGTTCTGCCATTTTTTTCATATCCTTTCAGTTTTTCGGGTGTCTCCCGTAATCAGTTTATAGAGTGTCTCTCTGTTTCAGTTTTGCACGGTGTCTCCCGTAGTTTAATGTCTTCGGACAATAAAAAAGCACCTTACATATTCGTAAAGTGCTTAATCCGCTTTTTCTGTTTTTTCTGTTTTAACTGCTTTGGTTCTCGGCTTTTTGGGAGCGTCAGACTTGACCTCTTCTGCAAAACCGCCGTCAATGAGTTCCTTTGCTCTCTGCTCTGAGCATTCAAAAACTTCATTCACAGGTCGGGTTACATAACCGTTCTGCCTGTCGTTAAATGCTGTTGTTACTCTGATTTTCATTCTGTCACCACCTTTCTAAACCGGTCGAAATCGACGGGTTTAAATGCAATAAAAAAGCACTCTGATTTCTCAAAGTGCTGATTTGATGTATTATGTTTTGTTTCGGCAAGTTGCAGACAAGTTAAATAATGCCGTAAATAAGCCGTTTTTCTTGCTCCGAACATATTCTCGGCAAGTTAAACAACAAAACCGCCCTTTTTACGGAGCGGTTAAGATTTATGCTGTTTCTCTTTGTGTTCGTTTTATCTTCTCGTTTTTCACAATCATAATTTCTGATTCAAGTCTTTTTATTTCGGCATCTATTTCTTCATTTGTCATATTTTTTATTTCATCAGGAATAATAATTCTATCATCAATGAAATACTTCTTATCAGCCATTATAAGACACCTCCCAAAAATTAATATCAAATGACTGTGATAATTTTTTAATAGTTTTTACTTGAGCTTCCATTTCAGAAAAACCGCCATTCATATATTTTTGAATGTACAAATTATAAAGCTTTGGGTTAATCATTTCATTGGAGTGATACCCGTAAAGTACGCCATTGTGACAAGCCACAAAACATTTAGCATATCCGTTATTAGCACAGGAATTAAAGTCTTCAATGCTTGGTGGCATACTACTTGGGTGTGTATGAATTGTTACAACATTATTATTTGTCTGAATACATTTCTTTATTCTATCGGTATATGTTATTGTTCGTTCATCAGCACTGTCGGTTACAGATAACATAACTCTTCCTGTTTCACCGTCAATCCAATACATATCCTCAAAAGCCGTTCCGCTTCTGTGTTTTAATGCTTTTTTAGCACAATCGTAAAGTGACTTGTTGACTTCTTTATTATCAGTAGCACTATCATACTTGCGTTTATATTCGCCGCTGTCAACATAAGTTTTATTAACAAGCGTACTTTTATTGCGTCCATAACGCTGATTTTCAAGAGCCACAACATCACTTCCTGATTTCATTATAACAGTTTTTTGAGATTTTGCAACAGATTCAGGCAAACTATTCCCTGCTTTTTTCGCCTTTTCTTCAAGCATATCAGCCCTATCGTGCCACTCATCGGCTCGGGTTTGGGCTATTCGTTTATTGTCCTCATCAAGGCTGTATTCGGCACGGCGGTCAAAGCGTTCTGCCTGTCGCTGTGCATACTGCTGTTTTTCCTCAATTCCTCGCTGATGGTCAAGCTCTTTGATTTCATCTTCAGACAACGGTGCGTCCAAATCATCAAGTTCGGGATAATATGTACTTGTGCTGTCCTTACATCTCGGATGAAACAAACCGTTCTTGATTGCGGTTGAGAGAAGCGGATAGTTTCCGTCTGACTTTTTGCCGTTTGAATAAACATCGTCAATAAACACCTTGCCGATATATTTTGCACAATCGGGGCAACCGCCCTGTCTTGAGTTCACAACAACAAGGGATACTCCCCATTCGGCTCGCTTTTCGCCCTCGCCACGAAGATAGGCTCTTTTGTTGGCTGTTTTAACCGCCATATCCGCATAATCAGAGAGCGTGTGCCTTGCACCGTTCTTGTATTCCACACAATTAAGACCTGCGTTGAGCATATCTTTACACGCTATATCAACGGCTTTTTCGTATGTAACCGCACCCGTGTTCATTGCAACCTGTGCGTTAAAAATCGCCTTGCGGTACTTGTCGTTGCTCATACGCAAAACTGCCGTTTCTGCCCTCTTTAAATCGTCTGTGGTCGATTTTATGAGTGCGTCAAGTTTACGGTCATTCACCTTAAAAAACTCGGCTGTGCTGTGTGCTGACGGCTTTTTCGGGGCTTTGAAACCGTCCTTGACAGCTTCAAGAATTTCTGCCTCCTGACTTGCATTTCCGTCAGCTTTGGCGGTGCGAATCATCTCTTCAACCTTGCTGTTAATGGTTTTGAAACGCTTGCCGAATTTCTTTGCGTTGTGCTTACGGTACTCTTCAAGACTTTTGAGCTGTTCAGCCTGCCATTGTGTCCAACAAAAATTATTTTTATCTTCTTCGGCTCTGTGACGGCTGAAATTTCTCATCATGCTGTCAATCAGTTCATCTTCGATTTTTTCAAAGGCTTCTCTGATATTGTAATCACTCATTGTTTACCTGTGTATCGTTCTGTTCGGGATTGCTTTCGGTTTTTTCTGCATTATTTTCCGCATTTTCTTCATCATCTGCGTTATTGTCAGGTTCTTCTGTGTCGGTAAGGTCCACATCGTCAAACTCCGATTTTTCTTCTTCGCCTGCAATACCCTGTTCCTCTTTAATTCTCTGCACCTCTTCGGCTTTCCAATCCTCCGACTTGCTGTCGCCGTAAAGCTCGTCAACCGAGGTTTCAACTGACATCAAACCGCCCTGTCTTGCTTTTGACACGGTTTCAACCTGACTTTCAAAGCTCGGATTTGCATATTCGCCGAAGTTTACGGATACTTCCAAGCCCTCAACAATACCATTGCCGTTAAGTTCACCGTCTGCATTGAGTACAACTGCAACAAGGCTTTGAAGTGCGTTCTGCGTAATTTTCACAAGATTCTGCCTTGTGTAAAGGGTTGTCTTTTCCTTTTCGCGCTGAGCGTCTGCATTATCAAGCTTCTTCGTATCAATGCCGAGAGTTGACGGCGATATAATACCCTGCAAACAGAGGTCGAGGGCAGTAATGTATGAACTCAAATAGCTTTCGTGCTGAATCTGCGGACTTTCGGTGTATATCCTGTTGCCGTTGCCGTTTTCAGACATATCGTTGCCCACGGTGATAAATCGGTTGTCAAACGGATTTGGCGACATCGGCTGACAGGTTTCGGGATTTCTCGGAACAAGGCAATCAGGCACATACTGCTTTGTTCGGCAGGCTCTGAGTGCGTCCATCCACTGTGACCACACTTCATCAAGGCTGTCGAAAGCGTCTGTTTTTATGCCGATAATGCCCGCACCTCTGCCCTTGTGGCACGATTTGCCGTAAAGGACAGGTACAGCCCACATATATGATTCGTCAAATGTAACGCCCTTTGAATCAATCCACGAAAGAGCGTCAACCGTGTGCAGGTCAATCTCTTTGCCGTTGTCATCGTACAAAGCATAGTGAATATAGCCGTAACCGTATGTTTCTTCAAAACGGTAACGGCGGTGTTTTTGCGTGTAATCGGTGTAAAACTTAACCTCTCGGATTCTGCCGCGCACATATGTAAAGTCGATGTTTTCGGCAGGATACCATTCAACAATCGGAACATCTGATACAGCCGTGTCAAAGCTGACCTTAAAAGCACCGTCACCGACAACACATAGGTCACGGAGCATTTGCTTAACCGTGTCGGATAGCTTGTTCTGCTTTTCAATATCTTCCCAACGCTCTGCATAAGCGGTTGAATTTTTACTTGTAACATCTGTGCCGTTGTAGTCGGCAATTACGATATTCACAAGCGTTTCGCAGATGAGTGCCGGCAAACCCGTGTGTATTTTACGGATTTCAAGCCCCTTTGTGCTTTTTGCCGCCCAAAACATAGTTTTGTTTGTATCAATCTGCTTGTACAGCTCCGCAAGCTGTCTGCTGTTGCCCCAATACCAAATGCGATTGATAAAGCACTCGGTCAGATGATTGCTTGTTTCGGTGACGGTAATTGTTTTGTCGCTTGCAGGAGTAATCTGCAAAAAGTTTTTAATTCCCGATCTGATAGATTCAGCCATTCTGTTAATCAGCCCCATTTATTTCACTTCCAATAATATTTTTAAACGGCAGCCACGCATATTGACCGCTGTTAATGCAATGGTCGTGACCGTCCTCGGGTGTGTTGTCTTTATCCTCTCGCCAGCTGTAAATTTCAAACTCGGCAATCGTGTTTTTACAATGTTCAAGCACAAAATAACAGTCGGTGGCAAGCCAGCCGAGTACAAGATTGATTCGGTCGATAATCTTCGTTTTCTTCCATGCATTTGCAAAGTCATAGACACAGCCGTGCTGTCGCTTATACTTTTGAAATTCGGTAATAGTCGCTTGGTCGGCACTGTCAATAAAAGCCGTGCGTGCAAAGCCCCATTCATCACGGTTGCGGTCAAGAAAATCAATAAAATTCTTCACCGTGTCACTCGGGGCAATAGGCGTTTGCATTTCAGCGTTGTTATAAACTCTTTCATCAAGCTGAACACACTTGCCGTGATTGGTAATGCCGTAAAATGTCATTGCGATAGTGTCAGGCGACTTCTGCGAATAGGCGGTATCAAGACCTGCGGTGAACTGAACAAAGTGTTCCGACTTGCGGTTACAGTTCAAGAACTTTCCTGCCCACTCTTTTGATTTGATATGTCTTGCCCTCTCAAAATTCGGGAACACAAGACCTGTTGCTCTGCCTCGCAAACCTAAGATTTTATTTTTATAGAGCTTTGTACCTTTCGGTGCAGAGTTCTTTTTCTTTTCGATTTGCTCGGGCGTAAGACTTAAATTGTCGGCAAAAGAAAAGAACCAATACCGCCAATTCGGTACAGGTTCTTCGGTAAGCTCCGCCGTAATCTCGGGAGGAACATCGTTTTCATATTTTTTAAAAGGACGGGAGCGGTTGACAAACTCCTTATACACAGGCAGGCTCGGATCATCGGGATTCAGCGTTGCAAGCATATAGTCATTACGGGTTGACATCTCTCGGATAAACTCGATATCGGCGGTGTTGATTTCGTCAATATAAACGCACCCAAACTGCGCACCGAGAACCATTTCCCACTTATCCCGACTGCTGTAACCGAGAATATAGATAATTTTGCCCTCAAACTTGATATGCGGCAGCTTGTAATCCTTGTCGCCGTTACCACAATAGACAGCGTTGCGGTGCAAGTCGAGAATACCGTTGTCCTGTTGAATTATAGTTTCCTCAGCCTTGCCCGTAGTTTTGGCGGCAATTGCGTGAAGCTTCTTCGGTGACTGCGACACCATTCGCATAAACTTAACGCCTGCTCCGACGGTAGTTTTGCCGGACGCTGTAGTTCCTTCAAGAAATTCAGCCGACACATTCGTTGTGTTGATGAAGTCAATGTATTTTTGCGACAAAGGAAAGCTACTCACTCAAGCCCTCACCGCCTAACTGTCTGAACACATCAGAGAGCTTTTCGGACTGCTCAACCTTTGCGTCAACCTTAACGGTGTATTCGCCCGTCATCTTGTTGAGCGTGTCAATCGCCCTGATTCTGTCGGAGGTGTCCTGCCCGTCATTTCTTGCAATGTCGGACAAAGCAACCTGTCTGTCCTTTGCACTCATAATGCGCTCGTCCTTGAGCTTATCGGAAAGCTCCTTGATGTATTTTGAAACTCCAACATTCTCCAACAATTCATACGCTCTTGCGTTTGCGTAATTCTCGGAATATCCTGCCATAATCGCACTCTGAACGGTGTTACCGTTCTGTGCATAATATTCCGCAAACTTCCTCTGCCTTGCATTTAATTTGTCTTTCACGGTATCACCGCCCTTTCTAAAAATCAGCAAAAGAAAAGACAGCACATTTCTGTACTGTCTTTAAACACAGGTTTCCGGAGTTGCACCGGAATCTGTAAAAACTGTTTTCCTATTTAAACTATCCCCTGCGTTTATAATATTATATCAATAAATTTCTAAATATTCAAGTGTTTTCTTTTTCTTTCCCATTTATTCAATAATACACTTACATATTTCTGTTCTTTATCAGTCAATTGACGATCTCCAATTTCATTATGTTCATAGCCCAAATGGGTATGTGGCATCATTCCATTATGAGGTCTACCTTTAACGTCAATTTGTTTTATTCTTTCGCCGTAGTTGTCATAAAAAGTAACACTTTTGATGTTGCTCTGTTTGTCAAGAGTAGCATACACTCTATTTTTTGTCATAGTTTCCATAGGAGCTTTTATCGAAGTATTACCATTCATACGAATTACTTTTATTTCACCAAATTGAGCAACTGTGTGATATTCTGTACCGTACTTCTTTCCCTTATCACTTATACCGCTTGAAGAGCCTCTTCCGCCCATTATAACACCCTTTTGAATTTATTATGATTTAATTTTCTTGCCTGTTTTCCAGTCAATTCCTTGTTTTGCCAGTAATCGTCTTGCGGCTTGTGTCGATTGATTATCAGGGTGCCCGTGAGCAGTTGTTAATCTTCTTTCTGTAGGTGTCTTATCTCTAATCATACCCTTACTTACCAAAGATTTGTATTCCTTTCTTGCACTCGCACGCTTACTTGAATAATCCGCATTAGCTTTCAAGACTTCTTTCTCAAACTTTTCCTGTCCGCGCTGTGTTTTCAAAGCTCTGTTTCCTCTAAGCTTATCAACCGTATAACCACTTGAAATATCCCCAACTCCTTTTAATTTAAGGAATTCATCCTCGGTAATAGCATTTGAAGGAATACCGACTGGGTTTTTGATCTTTGGGATTACTCTAAAACTTCCGCCTCTTCCGCCCATTATTTTGACCTCCTGAATTTTTCCTGAAACGATTTGATGTTGATGATGTTTCCCATACATTCTTCGGGGACTCTGCCGTAGAAGATAATTGTTTCAGGCTGTAAGCGTTCAATCATTTCTTTGTAACCTTTCAAAAACAGTTCTTTGGCAATCTTGTTTTTCTGTGTGCCGACACTTGACACGGCAACAGTACCGCCAATAGGTTCGCCGTCAAAACACCATTCAAAACTCTTTTCATCACTCCAACAAATTGTAGGTATCACCTCAATACCGTAGAGTTGCAAATATGCACCTATCCAATGCTTGCGATAGTGGTTATAAATCTGTAACGCTTTTGGATAATCAGCGTAAAGACTGAAATCAGGCGATAATACACAACTGAATTTTTGTAGACTCTCAATATACCTGTCGGGTGTATTCCATAATCTTTGGAACTGGTAATCGTCCAAAAAGAAATGCACACCGCAGTTGTTCTGCTTACTGCTCAAAACTTCATTAAATCCGATAAAGTTGTTTTCTGTAATTTTTGTAGGCTCAATAATCGGGATGTCATATTCTCCTGCACCCTGAAAAATCGCTCTTGTGCTATTTTCGTAACCTGTACCGCATTTGTCTTTATACATCAATTTCACCTCACAACACAAAACCGCCCTCAAACGAGAGCGGTCTGTGCGAATTTTTATCTTAGGAGAGTTCTACATATGTCCTGTTTGTCAAACTTTCATAATACCATTATACGCAGGGTAAGGGTGACATTCAATGACATTTCAAAATAATTTTACGAGAAATCGAACTTTTTTCGGAACGCCTGTAACGCTTCGCCGTGCAATCTCAGGGTATGCCTTACGCTCATTTCCATACTCTCGGCAATATCCTCCCACCTCTGACAATTTATGTAATACTCGGTCAAAATTGCAATGTAACGGTAATCGTCAAGTGCGTTGATTTTACTGCGGATTTCAGTTTTCAACCGCACAAGATTGTCAATTTCCCGATTGATTTCAGTCTGCAGGTCTGCAATCCTATCCACAATCCGCATAGGGTCATTCACTCCCGATGTCTTAACAGGCTCGTTCTGCTTAACCGATACTTGTGCAATATTCAGCCTAAGTTTTGACAGCTCGTGTTCTTTCGTCCTGATCAGCTTATCCGAAACCCTGACAGAATATAAATAATCTTTAACCGTCAATCCGTATCACGCTCCTCCTCGTCAAGCATACCAAGTTTCTGTGCCAACGCAATAACAGCGTTTACAATCAAATACAAATCATTGCCTTTAATATCGCACATACGATAGCTGACCTTGATAGTTTCTTCTTCGTTGTCGATTTCATCAAAACCAACAACTACACCTTTATTTAAGGTTTCTATTTCGCCGTTATCGTAATTAACGGTGATATTTTTAATACCTTTCATTCTTCTACCTCACTTTCAATTCTTTAATCACTCTCTCCAACGCAAAATTTGCGTTGTCAGTAAGTTGTCTTTGCCATACACCGTTAGATGGCGACCATCGAAATCCGTTTTGTTTCAGAACGGTTCTTGTATCTGCATCAGGCTTACCGTCAAATCTAAGCTGTAAACGCATAATATCAGCATTTTCAATAACCTCAAATAAATCTGTATTATATGTTTCATTCGTCTGTTCTGTAGCCGTTTCTTTCAGTCTTTCAAGTTCGGCAATTCTTTTCCGAGTGTTTTTAATTTTTGCATTGTTGTTTGTCAACGCATACGGCGGGAATGGTACGCCGTACATACTTTCTTTGATAGCCTTGTCAAGCTCTGTGGCTCTTTCATCTGTATAATCTTTATAGCCTTTCATTGTTTTGTGCTTACGATAATAGGCGTTTGTAGCTTTCATTTCTGTCTGCAATGCTTCGGCTTTTGCAAGTTTATTCCGCAACTGCTCTATGGCATCTGCGTCACCCGATTTAATGATATTAGTACCATTCACAAGTGTTTTAATCTTATTAGGTATCTTCTGGATTTCATTATATAATTGATAGTGCTTATCTCGTGCGGCGTTCTGCTTTTCTTTCTTTCTTACGGGGAAATTACTACCGCCACTAATCATCACGGACGGACACATCATTTCAATTCTGAATTGCTTGTTATACCATTCAGCAAGGCGACGGGCGTATCTGTCTGCCATTGTCGTCCCTTTTTCTTTCAAGTCGTCGGGTAACTTATCAACAAGACTGTAACACTCGTCAACTTTTGCTTTATATTCTGCTGTTTTACTGCCGTGCTGATAATCTCTAAAAGACCAACATTCACGGGCTTGTCTTGCGGCGGTTTCGTTAATTTCATAGTATTTCATTTGCTATCATTCTCCTTCAAAATTAACAACTTTTCCATTGTCGGTATAGTCCCGTTTGTCAAATTCAAGTTTTAGCTTGTCGATAACAACCCTGTCGATATGTTCCCAAAAGACTTCGTCAGTGTCGGAGTGTTCAATTATCTCGGTCATCGACTTCAAAGTCTTTGCACATCTATCACGGCCAAAGCCGAAATCCTTATGCAAGGCAAATACGATAGTCTTAAAAATTCGCCTTGTGGCGTCCGCAATTTCCTTGTCCTTGACTTTCTGATATTCCCTGTCGGCAAGGCGGTTAATCTCCGCCATAGCCTCCTTTTTCAGCTTAACTGGTATTCTTGCTTTCAACGCTTTCTCTCCTTTTAAATTCACAGACAAAACCTGTGCTTATGGGCTTGCAAAACCTGCAATGCTTACAGCAGTAAACGCAAATGTACAAACCTTTTTCAGAGTATGGGCATTTCCGTATACTACACGGATGATATTCGTGTTTACACTTGCAACACATTTGCAATTTCATTAGCAGCAATCACCCAATTTCAGATATTTTTCAATTGCTTGTTTTGCTGACCTGCTGCCATAACATACTTTGACAGCATAACCACACCGAGAGAGATTTTGTAACCACCTGTCTTGATGTTCAGATGTTTTATTTTTTCCTACCTTAAGTTCAATGTATAATCCGTGATATTTGCCTTTTGGTACAGCCAAACACAAGTCGGGGACACCGGCTTTTACCCCCTGCATTTTGAGATGTGCGGCTTCAGCTTTATCTCTCCTTCCGCCATTAGGAACAGCATACAGCATTGCAAGTTCAGGGTGTATGTTTGTTTTCACACAGCTGTCAGCCCACTTAATAAGTTCACATTGCTCCTGTGCTTCAGACATCATTTTCATTTCCTCTCGTAAAACGGTAATTCTTATTTTTATCGTCTTTAATAAAAATTTTCGGATTAGCCATTTCTGAAATTCTACTGCCTAAAGCCTCATCAATCTGCGAAATCTGTTCAAGTGATAATTCAGATGTTATGACAGTCGGCAATCCTTCATTGTATCTGTAATTGATAATCTTAAATGTAGCATTGACATCAGCTGTTGAGACAAAATCGCCCCTGCGAGTTTTAAAGAAATCATCAATGTAAAGAATTTCCGCTTGCTTATATGAATTTATGAGAGCTTCATACACCTCTAAATTACTCGATGCCTGCTTGATTTTGGTAATATCATCCTGCCAAAGCATATATTTAGGTGCTTTGCCTTTTTTGAGTAATGCTCCGACAATAGCCGTACATATATGTGTCTTTCCACAACCGGGCTGACCGCCGAAGAAGAACCAATCAGAGCATTTGTCAATGTACTCATATGCTTTATCTTTCACATATTTCTGCCAATCTGAGGTTGTCTTGTAACTTTCAAAAGTATATCGTTTAAGAAGTTTTTGAAGACCGCTGTTCTGCATTCTGTGAAGTTCATCTCGAATTTTCATACAATCACATTTGCAAGCAACCACATCATATGTAACCTGCCCGAAAGGCGTTTCGCCTGCCTTTACACGGTAAATATAGCCTCGGTTCATACATTTCTCGCACTCATAGCCAATGAGCTTACCGGGTGTTGAGTTAAACACTTTTGCTTCTTGTTCGGCTCTTTCTCTCGGAGTGAGTTCTTTAGAAGACTTTCTCGCCCGTTGGATAATTTCCTCCGCTCGCTGTGGTGACATTATTCTTGACATTATCGCTTGGATTGAATCCATATCCTACACCTCCTCTGTCTTGGACCTTATTAAGCCATTTAGTAATGAACCCTTTAATGCCGGTTCTTGTTTTTCTCCTGCTCGGATTAGCTTCGAGCCACCCCAACATCGAACGCAATTGTTGTTCTACATCAACAGCAGGATACAAAATTTTGTAGTGCTGAACATCAGATTTTGAAACTGAATAATTACTCTTATCGTTCAAAGGTAATGTAATAAAAATATTTTCACCGGCGGTGTCGGCTGCATTTGCAGACGGCATCGCATAATAATTATTTCTATTTACTTTACTTTCCTTTACTTTACTTTTCTTTGTGTCGTTCTCGGAGAGATTATGTTCATTCTCGGAGAGATTATGCTCATTTTCAGGTATAACTATATAAGCCTTTGTTTCTTCCGTTTTCAAAAGCCAATATAATCTATTTATTGTGCGACCTCGCACAGAGCGTTTTTCGATAGCGTACATATATCGTTCTTGCATCATTTTGTTGGTCAGTATGCTCTCCCTATCAAACAGCCCGTTATCAAACAGCCCAATTCGTAAGCAAAGCTTAACTACCTGATTTACCGTATCTGATTTAATTCCACCGCTCATTCGTTTCGCTATCGTGGCAGCACTGGTTTCTTCTCGCCACTCATAATAGTAACCATTTGTTGCATAAGCTTTGGTACAAATCCAAAAAAATACTCCAAAGCCGTCCCAACCCTGTGCATCAATAAGCACATCAAATCTCTCATCATCATCGAACAAGTGAACATCCCAAGCCGCAAAGTCAAGCCCTCGCTTTGGTTGTCCAGCCATTCACTGTATCACCTCTTTCTTTTTGTATTAAGTTTCAGCTTTGTACAAAGATATTCATCAAGCTCTATACCGTAGATTTTGTACTTATCAAACAGCTCTTTTTCGTGCCGATGTGCTTCATCGTGGTGCTTTCTGCAAAGGCATATAGCTTTTAATCCTATATGTACAATCTGTTCCCTATCTCGCCCCATACCAATTCTGTCAACATGATGAACTTCACCTGGTGCATTGCATATTGCACACTTACGATTTTCAAGACAACTGTACAAGTATCTGCCTATATCATCTGTAACATTAAGCAGAGTATCTCTTGTTCCGATATTTTGGTAGAAACAAAAATCTATCAGATAGCTTATGAAATCTCTTGCTACGCTTTTTTCGCAATCAGACAGCGAAAAGTATTCAATGCCAAATTCACCGCAAAAATTAAACTTGAAATATTCTTTAATCCATTCGGGATTATCTCCGCACCAAAATGCTATATCTCTGATGATTGCGTATATTTTTCTTCGCTGTTCGGCAGAAATCGTGCGTCCGTCAACAATTCTGAGTTCAATTTCATGTACTTGTTTCTGTGCAAGTTCTCTGCCGATACGCTCATGCGGTCTTACTATTAAGTTATATCCGTCATAAGATACTATGTTAGCTGATGTAATCATACTAAAGCCTCATGTTGATGCATATAAACAAAGGAACTGTTTTGCCCCATTTGCTGAAACAACCATTCGTCACACTTTTCTTTGCTCAAATGTGTACGAAGAACTCTGTCTTCGTACACATACAGGCCATTTAATCTTTTATCTTTTATTCGATTGAGTAATTCTGCTTTTGAGTAGTTAGCTTCAACAAGATACAAATCGTAGTTTTTAGCCGTAATATGAGCAATCTCCGATGTATCAGTTGCGTATATAACTTTATATATCCCTTGTTGAGTGCGAAAGTGTAACTTCCATCCGATGTTTGGAACATCGTGCCGAAGTGGTACTGCCGAAAAAGTAATGTTGCTTATTGAGTACCATTTATCCTGTGCGACAATAAATGAATTGTTTTGAAAGGAGGTATCACCTAATGAAAAAAGCTTTTTGCAAAGATAATTGGGGTAAATTATCCTAATAAGAGGGTGTTCGGAAAGTAGTCGCTTTAGAGTGGCAACATTGCAATGATCTCCGTGTTGATGAGTTAAGAATACATATTTAACTCGGTCAACCACTTTACACTCAACAAGTTTGCTAAACGGCACTCCGCAGTCAATCAAGACCTGACCGTCAAGAAAGACTGCGTTGCCCTTAGAGCCTGTGCTTATTATCTCTAAATCAATCATTTCATTCTGCAAGATCATCAATAGAGAACTGTTCTTCATCCGGTTCAGATGAAGATGAATTGTAAATTTCAGGTGTTTCAGCAG